TTCGGCAAACTGTACCATAGATAAGTCCACCTCACAAATTCGCCCCTTTTTATAATAATAGTCGTGGTTAATCCCACGTTCATATTTTCCATGTGAAATTTCAAGACGAATCATATTTCCGTGTTTAATTGAACTTCCAAATAGTGATATTGGGGGACTTACATTTACCTTTGAAACAGTTATCATACCGTAACTGGGATGCACATTTTTATTTTGTCCACAGATTTTTTCTGCTATATCACATGGAACGATACCTTTTGTACCACCTTCAACAAAACAATAATATGCCTTAACATTTTGATCCTCAACTTTATCGCCACTCAGATAAAAAATGCCATCATGTTTCGTTTTTAATACCAAAGCTCCATCCTGCGTAAGAAACAAACCGTCTGAATATCGCCTTCCGTTTAAATCTATTAAGTTGTCTGTATCTACAACTAATGACAAAGCCACTTTTCTGCCCCTCCCTTTTTGATATTACTTATTTTCTCATATTTGGAATATATTGTCAAGTAATTATTTTATTCTACTTTACCAATTTTTCCCATTTTTGTAATTTTCTGTAATATGCTTTCGATTCATCTCTACAAGCATTTCGTAAGCAACTTCTTTGTCTGGCTGTTCTGGTAAAGAGGTGTTTTCTGCTGCATATGCCATCTTCTTCTCAAGATCATCAACCAACTCAAAAAATTCAGAACGATAAGTTCCGTCTGGTTTCTGGTATTCGCCATTACGAATGCTCATAAGTAAATCGTGATCTTCTTCCCGGTATGTAATAATCTCTTCTTTTGTCAAAATATCATTGCACGTAAGATATAACCGTACAAGGTGCATAGCGTGCTTATTAAGGTGCAAATCATCTTTTTTGGTATTCCTCTTACCCAGTTTGTCGTAATCTTTAACAATGGTATTGACTTCGCTCCATATGTTTCTATAATCTCTTAGGGGGTAATGGTGCAAAACTACATCGCAGAACATTTCTACTTCCATATCTTCTCTTTCAGAAACATCCGGGTATAGCTCAATACTGCCATATTCAAACTGTCTCACACTTTCCATACGGCGCATTACAGTATTGTACTCGCTAAATGCGTGCCGTAAAGCTCCATGATCGCCACAAAACGAGTATTTTATTGGTTCTCCATTAATCTTATGATACCGGCTTACAATGTCCTCCATAGCATGTGTGATTGAACCAAGGATATGTTTTTCTTTTTCTGCCTGTGGGTATGAATCTCTTGCAAGAGCATTCTGCAGTCGGCGTAACTGGCTATTGGCATACCCACCGAAAGTTTTAATCGCCCTTCTGGACAAGAAAATTTTTCTGTTATCGAGAAGCAACTGACCTTCCGGACTGATAATAAAGTAATGCTCCGGTTTTGCTCCCAGAATTTCAATGCAATTAGGGTTGCACTGTAACAGAAGTCCAATCATCTTATTTAAGCCATAGATTACCGTATCAGTGTTGCGATCCTCGAACTGCTCAAATTCAGCGTTTCCAAGTAAGCTCTCAACAGGATTAAAAGTAATTCCTCGAATATCCACATCTGACGTGGCAATATTCGTACCGTAAGCATGGCTGCCACCATATGTAAGGAGAATGACATTATCTCCTAATACTGGATCTTCTGTCAAAAAAGTATAGTCCTTGGCATAAATTCTTCAACAATCTTATTTAAGACGTTGATAGACTGTCCACGTTGACCAGCAGCAATACACACCTGTACACCAGGATATAATGTGCAATATGCACAAAGAAAAGCCGCAACAATCATGGATTTTCCCATGCCTCGACTCGCAATAGCCATAAAGTAAGTGAATTTGAACATGAAAGTAATCATTACCTGCTGAAATGGTCTAATCCATTCCATACCAAAGTAATCAATAAGAAAACGAGCTGGATTAGCTCTATAAAAAGCCGTCCATACATCCAACCCTTGGGGTATTTCTCATTCAATACCCTGTTTAAAGTGACAATGATAATATCAGCCTTTTCATAAACTGATTTTCCTTGTCCTTTCAGCATCACCGCTTTTTCAAGATAAATAGCATCTTCATAACCCCAGTCCATTGACATACGATCCTGGAATTTCACATAGACATCATTATCTCCATCTTTAGCGGTTGCACAGCCAACGAAAACAAGTGTGACCACAAGCAAGAGTGCCACAATCGCACAAATTTTTCGTACCTCACGTTTGTGTAACATCGTGTTTCCTCCACATATTTATTTTATCTATGTAAAAGAGATAGCATTAATGCTTAATCTCATTGCTTTTATATGCGTAATGTTATTTATTCTATTCAACTTTATTTGCTTTTTTGGATGCTGCCTTTAACATGGATATAAGCTGTTTCACTTCTTTGCTATTGAGCTGTGCCTCAAATCCGTCCACGCCAATGTCAACACCCACAACGACCAGACCTTTGTTCGTAAATACCGACACACGGTTTTGATCTGCTTTTGATTCAAAACTTTCGTAGTATTCCTTCATTTCTATCCTTCTCCCACAACCTCAAAATCTTCATGGAAGTCGGATAAATCCGTATGATAACCATATTTATCTTCGTCTGTCAGGAACACATCATTTCCCTTGATCATACATCTGTATGAATGCCCTTTAATGAAATTACTGAATCTGCCACCCTCCATGAGAATTTTTATATCGTGTTTCGCCACTGCTTTTGTCATCACTGTTTCCAAAATAATTACCTCATTCTGTTAAAGTAAGCATACATCATTATAATACTGTTCCATGTTTTCATCTTCAAGACCACAATATCTCAATGTAACCTTTGGAGTTGCATGATTGAACATTTCCTGAAGATGACACAAAAACATTGCATCGTTCTGATGTGCTTTTAACTGCCAATAGCCAAAAGTCTTTCTTAATGAATGAGTTCCCACATTATAGGTAATTCCTACAGCCTGTGCCGCCTTTTTCAGAATAAGACCAGCCGGGCGAACTTCGATGTGTCCGTTACCCTTTCGACTGGCAAAAATATATTCATCCCTTCCAGGAATTTTCCCATTTTCGGTATATCTTCCAAAGTATTCCAAAAAGGCTTTCTTGCAAGACTCATTCAGATAGAATGTACGCCACTTATCAGTTTTTTCTTCTCTTATTCTAATGCCATTTGCGACTTCTGAATAGTTATCTGGAAAAACCTGTCCCCATGTGAGTTCCAGAAGATCACCGGCTCTAAGACCAACATTAACACCGACAATAAATAAGAGATCATTACGCCACATTTTTTTCTCAACAAAATAATTGTGCATTTTCTGAAGATCTTCTTCGGTTTTGAACGGATAAACTCTCTGTTCTTCACCCTCTTTATAGTTGCCTTTCTTCTTTGCTTGTTGCGCTTCAACAACCTGTTCTCTTGAACTAGGAAAGGTAATAACTTTTTCACTATCTTCCTTTAATGCGGATGTTCCATTGATATATGCTACCATAATGCTCTCCTTTCTAAGTCTATATTTCTATTACTTCCAAAATATCGAAAATGTCATCATATACAAATACAGCATTGTTTCTACATATATCTGTCAACCTTCTAATAATTACATCTGCATCATGTTCGTTAATTTTTTGACTTAACAACTTATTTAATTCTTTATGCAGCAAATTATTTTCTAGCACTTCAGATAATTTCTTATCTTCTCCATTCTGGTTATGGTTTTTAGAAAAGCTATTCAACGTGTCGATGATCTCATTTGATTTTTTATTATTGCCTACAGCAATAACTGGTATACCATAAGGTATATCAAAATCAGAGTAAGCTCTTACCGTAATTAAAAACAAAATAACCGCCTCTCTATTTAATACCTTTCTTCAGTTCTCCGATCCATTTTTGCTTATTCTGGTTTGAAGTATCGGAAAGTGCCACATACTGAATCAGCTTGTCGATATGATTGATTGTTCCGTTTACTGCCAACATGAAAATCTTCTGTTCGTTGTGGCTTTCCAGTGTCAGATATGATTCTTCCTGGCATTCTGAATAATCAAGACCAAATTCGCTGCCACTGATAACCGTCTGCCCCAGAAATGTAATACTCCATGCTTCACGTTTCATTCCGTCTGTCTGATAGTGAAACTCGAACATTTCCGTATCTACGCTGCTGTGATGATAACTCTCTGTAGGATCAAACTTCTCATTGAGCTTATCAATGATTCTGCTTACCATTTCCATATCCGGCTGAATAAACTTCTTTTTTGAAATACTGTACATTTAATAAAAACCTCCTGTTTTGTTATTATTTTTGTATCTCTTCCTTACATGATATATACTACCATACTTTTTTGAGAATTTCAAGCGTTAATTGCATTTATTTTAATCTACTTGATTTTAAAAAATAGGTGGCACGAAACCACCTATCTATTACCATTTATACTTACATGCTTTACATTCAAACTGTTTGCCGATCTTGTCAGAAGCAAGTCCTACAGCATAGACTGAAACTACACGTTTTGCTGTTGTGATTCTCTGTGTCTGTAAACTTCCACACATCGGGCATTGCGGATGCTGCGCCCCTTCAATCCTTGCTTGTTGTAATCTTTCGGCTTTTCTGAGTTCTTTTATGTGTTCTTGATCTTTTAAATATTTGCCGTAATTACTTCTGGCAGAAGAAAGATCCTTTTCCATTTTCTTCATACCACTGTACAACTGGCAGTATAACCAAATCAATGCGAATGTTGCAATGCCACCAATGAGAATCAAAAATGATTTCTCGAAGCACCATCCATAAGAAGCAATAGAAAATAAAACAACTGCCATAACAAGCATAATTACCATACCTTTCTTATTACTGGCTATGCTATTTTCCAAATTACTAATTGTTTGTAATTGCTTTTCTTTTTCGTCCACTCTTCAACCCTCCATTGATTCATATTATACTTGATTTGCCAGCCAAAGACAATCAGATTTTACTCTTTTCTGCCATTATTTCCATGTGCATATTCTGATAGAATGGAACAGACATAAGCTCCCGGCGGATCTCGTCATACATCTTATGTAATTTTGGATTTACCCACTTCATCCACTCTTTTCGATTATCTTCTACCATAAACCGTCTAACCTGAGTGGCAGAAATTGGAATTTTCCCACGATTGACGATAAGCTGAGACATATTAACTACATCTTTATCTGCAAACCATTTATTCCTCTCTTCATCGTTTCCTGTAATCATCAGTTCTGGGACTTTAAAAACATATCTATCTACATTCCCCAGAAGGTATTCTCCCCACTCCGGGCGAATATCATTTTCATCTGTCATATCAGCCAGCCCATAAATCATAATGTTGGGCGAATAGCCATAGATCTCTCTTAACATCTTTGTCCTGGTATTGATATTGAGAGGATTTCTTTCTGTTCCGTATTCCTGTGCCGATCCGATTAAGATAAGAATACGATCACATAACTGCATTCCCATGTTGATAAGTGACTCGTGACCAATGTGGTAAGTCTGAAATCTTCCACATATTAAACCTACATCATATGCTTTCAATATTATTTCCTCCTACTTTTTTATTACTATCCCATATCTACAATAAAACCATTTTCAGCCCGTACAAACATTGGATCACATGGAATATCATAATCTGGAATAAAACAATCTTTTTTAAATTCTTTTCCACAATACGGACAAAAATTATAATCTTTATGATTTTCTTTTATTTTCTCACATCTTTTACACATCTATCTACCTCAAATGGAGCTGACGGGAGTTGAACCCGTGTCCAAAATACATACTAATTACACAATCTTCTTACGCAATACTCTTTCATACGGATATTATTTGAAAACGGAATCCAAGCGAAACGAGATAGCTCATGCCGTTTTTAGGTCAATACTGATTTCTTGCCTAGTCCACCACCTGTTTTTAAGGAAAACAGGAAACTTTTGTGGGAATTTCGGCTCTACATAGAATTATCCCACAATCATCTATGCAGAGTGCGACTTACGCCGCCATTCTTGTTTCTTCAGCGTTTATTTTAAGTTTGGTTGTAAGGCAACCACTCCTGCGAATTGCGTCCGTTCTGTACCCTGTCGATACCATTACAGCCCCGTATTTATTACATTCTATTCAGCAAGAAAACTCTTACTCTATAACTTATGCTACCATTTCCAACAAATGTTTCAAATTCTTCAACCACTTCATAGCAAACCGGCGTATAGAACTCTCCATGCTGATCGCTGTCCTCTCGTGGCACACAAATCCATCTTCTATCTTTTGATACAGTACAACTCTGAACGGGCATACCATCAAAATTGTTTTCATCGGCAATCAAAATGTGGAATTTGTTTTCATCGAAATCTGGCGTTTTGCTCTTTATTCTATTTACAATATCCATATAATGTTTTCGCATATCTATCTTTACATCCTCACTTCAAGATTTTGAATTTTTTCCTGAAAAAGTTTCTCAAATTTCCCTGTCACTTTTCCGATTCTCTTTGAAAACCATTCACGAATTTCCTTATCATTAAGTTTTGTGTTTGAATATACGGAAATCCAGAAGGTGTTTACATTATGTTTGTAATCAATAGACATATCAAAATGCCTGAGTTTTCCATCAACCAGTTCAAAAGTTCCATGTTCTGTCAAATATTCTGTAACCAGTGCTGGTTTCAATTCTTCATTTTCGTCCATTACAACACAACTGCTATATCCAACGGGGATCTCAAGACCTTTTTCAATGCTCCACTCTTTGTTAGCGACATGAAAACAATACTCTGTGCAATCACCATATTTTTCAAATAAAGACTCCGGCGATTCATTGGTATACCCTCTAAAAACAGGTTCTCGATCCATATCCCACACATGGTATATATTTGCATAGTATTTTTCACTATGTTTTTCTTCTTCTGGTCGGTTAAGTTCAATTAACTTTTCCCATTTACTACGATATTTCCATTGAACCTCATTCCCAAAGCGTCTGATGTCAATATCTTCCATATCTGGCAGTGAATCATTTTCATCAATCAAATTAAGACATTTAGAAATTTCCCCATCGGAAAGACCACATTTTTTCAAATATACAGCATTATCTTCTCTGCAAATCTGATATTCTGTCATATTGCTGCGTCGTTCTGCTTCAGCTTTCTTTTCTTCTTTTCTTCGGTTAAATTCATCTACTGAATCCTTCCAAGAATGAAAAATATTATCTTTTCGCTCAACAATATACAATGGAGAACCTGGATTCTTTTTCTGGTAATGTTCAATGGATGACCGCAGCACCAAATATCCTCTGCTAATCCATTCTCTAATACCGGCATCATCTCCGATATTGATATTAAGGTTCGGATCAATATTGTCCTTTTTCTCCGTAACCGTATATAAATCAACATAATATTTATCATTGCCAGCATATGCGTCAATTTTTCCAATCAATATATTCATCAGATTATCAAGTTTATCAACGATAAACACTATTTCATCTTTTATGAAATCTCTTTCTCCATTTCTGAATGCTCTTGACATAATATTCTCCATTGTTCTTTTTATCCGGGATTCTGGAGCTTCCAAAACCCCGGACTGTTTTAATAGTTCACAATTTCTCTGATTTCTTTTCCGGGAGTAAAGTGCAATATCTTTCTTCCCTCTATGTATAAATCCTCTTGTGTATTTGGATTTTTCCCCATCCTGCCTTTTCGCTCTCTGGTGTCAAATGTACCAAAATTCACAAGTTTCAGACCTCCATACAGTTTTACGGCTTCTTTGACTTCTTCAAAAATCAAAGTTGTCCATTCTTCAATATCTTTCTTTGTCCTCCCGGTATGTTCGCTTACCATATCAATGAACTCTTTTTTGTTTATCACTTAATCAACGTCCTTTTAATATAATAAGCCTCATTATGTTTCTTGTCCTTTATTTAATACTACTTAAATGGTTTTGTAATCCCCAGTTGGCTTCCCTGCAAATTTATAGCTCATTCCAGCTTCTCTCATCTTTTCTGCCAGTCCGACATTCATTGTGCCATATCCAACAAGTGTATATTCTGCATCGAACACCTTATTGATACTTTTCAGCATTCCAACTGCAT